TGAGATGGCAAAGGCGCGCATTGACCTGAGCGGGCTCTCAGAAGCGGCCGAGGGATGAGGTGGAAATGGTATGCGCCCTGTGTTTACACCGGAGGAACTGGCTGAGATAGCCAGAGCGGACGAGGAGCTTGAGGCATCACCATTCCACCTGACGCTGGAGGAACTGTCCCGTGGGAGGTATTGGGATCGATCAGCCGAGCTGGAGAGCATGTGCCACCCCCGTCATCAAAGCGTAGCGGAGAAAGGAAGCACCATGAAGCGCGAGTTTTTACAGAACCTGAAGATCGGCGACCAGGCCCTGCCCGCCGAGATCATCGACACCATCATGGCCGAGAATGGCCGGGACATCGAGGCGGCCAAAAAGCCCTTTGCGGACTACGAATCCATCAAGGAGCAGCTCAAGACCGCCAAGGACGGCCTGGCTGCCTTCAAGGATGTGGACGTTGACAAGCTCAAGGGCCAGATCACCACCCTCCAGGGCCAGCTGACCACCAAGGACCAGAAGTGGCAGGCAAAGCTGGACGGCATGGCCTTCGACGGCAAGGTCAAGGACGCCATCACCACCGCCAAGGGCAAGAACGCCAAGGCCATCGCCGCCCTGTTGGATGTGGACACCCTGCGGGCCAGCAAGAACCAGGATGCCGACCTGAAGGCAGCCGTGGAGGCGCTGAAGAAGGACAACGGCTACCTGTTCGACGACGACAATGTGCCGCCCCCCTATGCCTCCGGAACGGGCACGACCCGCCCCCCTGCAGGCGAACCCACTTCTCTTGCCGGCGCGCTGAGAGAGATGTACAACACGAAAGGATGATTTAATTTATGGCGATTACACTTGAGGAAGCAAAGGTCGGCATGGCCGACAAGGTCGACCAGCAGGTCGTTGACATGTTCCGGCGCAGCTCTCTGCTGCTGGACCGGATGACCTTTGACAATGCGATTTCCCCCGGCACCGGCGGCAGCACCCTGGCATACGGATATGTGCAGCTCAAGACCCCCAGCACCGCTGCTGTGCGTACCATCAACAAAGAGTACACTGCCGGCGAGGCCAAGCGCGAGAAGAAAACCACCAACGCCATCATCATGGGCGGCAGCTTTGAGATCGACCGTGTCCTCCAGAACACCTCCGGCGCGGTAGACGAGCTGGCATTTCAGGCCGAACAGAAGATCAAGGCGACGTCCAACTACTTCCACAACCTTGTTATCAACGGCATTGCCGCATCCAGCGGCGCCGGCTATGTGCCCAACACGTTTGACGGTCTCAAAAAGCTGCTTTCCGGCACCTCCAACGAGATCACAAGCGAGGTGAGCATCACCACGGCGGCCGAGCTGACCAGCAACTACAACGCATTCCTGGACGAGCTGGACGCATTCCTGACCGTTCTGGACGGCACGCCCTCCATGCTGCTGATGAACTCCAAGATGCTCACCAAGCTGCGCGGCGCTGCCCGCCGTGCCGGGTACTACGACCGCACCAAGGACGACTTCGGGCGGTATGTTGAGACTTACAACGGCATCCCTCTGCTGGACGCCGGCAAGTATTACGACGGCAGCAAGACTGTGGACGTTGTCGCTGACACTGCACCCAGCTCCGGCGCGTTCGGCACCAGCGACATCTATGCGGTGTGCCTCGGCCTGGACGGTTTCCATGGCATTTCCCCCACCGGCACCGGCATCATCAACTCCTACATGCCCGATCTGAGAGCGCCCGGCGCGGTAAAGAAGGGCGAAGTTGAGCTGGTGGCCGGCGTCGCCCTGAAGAACACGCTGAAGGCCGCTGTGCTCAAGGGCATCAAGACGGCCCCTAAGTCTTCCACCTGATGAAAGAAGCCGTCCATGGTGAGCTATGAGTTTTACAAGGCCGCTTATCTGGGCAGCTCCATCCCCGAGGCCGACTTCCCCCGTCTCGCTAAGCGGGCGGGGGAGCAGCTGGCCCGGTACAAGCGGATCTACACTGTCACCGCCCACGAGGCGGACAGCGAGGATATGGCCGTCTGCGCCATGGCGGAGGCCCTGTACGGCTTTGAACTCATTGCCAACGGGGAGGGCGGAGCAGTACAGTCCGCCTCCATCGGCTCTGTGTCGGTGGGCTACAGCTCCGGCGGCTCCCAGGCGGTGGACATGACCCCGGCGGGCCAGGCCAAGGAGCTGTACCGCACCGCCTGCCTGTACCTGGAGATCTACCGGGGGGTGGGCTGATGGTAGCTGTCAAGCGACGCAGGTCCCCGGTGGACTACCGGCTGTGCAATCAGACCGTGACCGTTTACCACTGGGACAAAAAGGAGACCTTCACCCGGACAGTGTTCCACCGGGCCTTCCTGGACTTCCGCAAGACCCAGAACGTGGACAAGACTGGCAGCCAGGAGGTCAACTCCTTCCTGCTGGTCATTCCCTGCGAGACCCAGGCGGTCTTTGTGGGGGACAAGGTCATGCTTGGGGAGGGGCCGGAGATCAACACGGCGGCGGCCTGGAGAGGTTTTATCCCCTCCGAGGTGCCAGGCCTGGTGATCGTGAAGTATGTGGACCCGAAGTACTGGGGGGATCAGCTGATCCATGTGGAGGCGGGCGGATGAGCACGAAAATCCGTGTGGAGATGAAGCCGGTCAACACAATCCTGACGCGGCTGGGGGTCAATAAGACCGGGGATGTGCAGATGTTCCTCACGAACACAGTCAATCGCCGCATCACCCGGTACATGCCGTATCGGAGCAGTGCATTGTCCACCAAGCTGAAATTCATAAAGAGCCCAACAGAGATTGAGGTGCTTGGTCCATATGCGCGGTATCAGTATTACGGGAAGGTCATGGTTGGAAAACCGCCTAAGACAGTAACTGAAAGGCCGCTGAAGTACGACAAAACCAAGCATCCGATGGCAGGCCCGTTCTGGGACCAGCGCATGATGGCCGCCGAGGGCGCTCAGATCAAGGCTGAAATTCAGGAGTACGTTGACAGAAAGGCGGGGAAACGATGACACCTCTGGAACAGTTGAAAACCTGGCTGGGTACGTCCCCCGGCTTTGCGATCTTCTCGGACTTCTGGGTGGACTACACCGACCGCGTGGACCCCGGGACCGGCAGTATTTCCCCCGGCGGCCTGGTGGAGATCGAGCGCCGTAGGGACATTGTGGGCAATGTCACCGTGACCAACCAGTACAATTTCAGCATCTACTGCGTGCTTGAGAAGGCCCCCGGGGACGACGCGGGGGCGACCATCAACGCCGACTGGGTCATGGACCTCCAGGAGTGGGTCCAGGAGCAGAGCGTCCTTGGTCTTGCGCCTGTGTTCGGGGATGTGCCCCGCGAGGAGAAGATCATGGCCCAGAACGGCGTCCTGTACGATATCAATGAGGGAGCGGCCACCTACATGGTCCAACTCTCCGTGAAATTTATTAAGAAATTTGAGGTGAAAGATAAATGGCCGATTTGACCTTTAACACCCCCGCTGGCTCCACTGTAGAGCGCAAGCTGCTGATCCTGTACCTGAACACAGGAACTAGCTACGAGTCGCCCACGTGGAGCCGCATCGGCAAGCGCGTGGAGGACAGCTCCATGGAGTTCGACTGGGGCGAGGAGTCCAAGACCGACATCTTCGGCGATACCTACACCACCATGAAGCAGCCCATCATTACCCAGACCTTTGACCCCTGCGAGCTGGACTCCGGCGACGCGGCTCAGGTAAAGATCTGGAACCAGGCCATCCGGGATCATGACGTGGCCGCCATGACCAACAACGACCTGCTGGTGGTCCACGCTTATACCGGCGACCCCGAGACGGGCGCGTTCGCCGAGCGCTGGCCCGCCAGTATGGTAAAGCCCTCCGGCCTGGGCGGCAGCGCCAATGTGGGCATGCCCATCGACGTGACTTTTGGCGGCACCCGGGTCAAAGGCAAGGCCACCTCGACCGGGGAAAAGCTGACCTTTACCAAAGATACCTAATCGCAAAGCGCTGTGTGAGAGCATAGCGCCTTGTGGCGTGATTTACCAGTAGAATATGAAAACAGGGTGGAGGGGTCGCCTCTCCACCCATCACATTTAGGAGGAACATATGCCTGAATTGAAATTTGACGACGGTATCATTGAACTGGACGTAAACGGCAACGGTATGCTGCGCTTCAACCCTGCTGACCTGAACGTATACCAGCGACTGTGCACACTGCTTCGTGAACTTCCAGAGCTTGAGAAGAAGTACGCAGCCGAAGTGGATGCGACCAGTGCGCAGCGCCCCAATCCGGAGAGCCTATCATCTTCCGAAGTGGTGGAGCTGGCCGGAGAGGATTTGGACAAGGCGAAGGAAATCGACGCAGAGGTCAAGAAGAAACTGGCTTGGGTGTTCGGTCCCGGAAACGACTTCGACCAGTTGCTTGGTGGAATCAACATCATGTCTCCCGGCAGAAACG